ACTAGGTGGTACTGGATACAAAGGGTATGAGTCATTTCAAGAACGTTTAGAAAAAACCATATCTAAGATTCTGCTTGGTCATGCGGATGCAATCGATAGCACACCGGGGAAATTAGGCGCACAAGGCAATGACTTAGATTCTGTAGGTAAAGCTCTTATTGAAATTGAAAAGCACGACACGGCATTCGTTGAATATGTAATGAATGATGAAGTGATACCGAAGCTTAGAAACCTAGGCTTTAAGTTTCCTTTAGGTAAGAAGTTCAAGTTCAAAAACGATAAAGAGAAGCAAGAAATCAGAACTAAAGAAGACGCTGCCAATCAGGCAACCGCTACAATGGTTAAGACATTCTCAGACGCAGGACTCGAAATTGATCCTAAACAATTAGAAGAAAAAACAGGGTTGAAATTCACTAAAAAAGAAGTCCCTGTCATGGGTGAAAAGCTTACTAAAGACATTCAAAACAAACTCGATTCGATGTATGGCCGAAAGTAACAACAACCTCGAAAAGAAGTGGCAAGACTTTGAGAAGACCGGCAACCCAGCCGTTGACATGGTGGCCGATCATATTAGAATGTATCGCAAATGCTTTAAGCCAGTGAAGTGCATTACTCTTTCACCAAACGCATACGGTAGATTTATCTCATGGGTAAGAGATCAAATGAAAGACGATTACGTACCCGGAAAGATTTACACGTTTGACGGGGTGAATATCGAGAAGGGAACCTCTCTTATGATTAAAGATTTGTACGTGGAGTTTTACCCAATGCCTAACGTGACGGCTTAATGGATTACACGGGAGGGTATAAAGCTAGTTTAATTCGATCCATTTATAACGGCAGAACAGGACTATTTAATTTGCCAAAGAAATTATACACAGGCATTGCGGAGCATTTATTCAATGGTGTGAAAGAAGGAATGGGTATAAATATAGCTCGCGATATTGAAATGATAGAGGCCATGAGGGTTAATGTGTTTCTGTTTTCCGGAGCAAAGACATTTAATTATGTATTGTCAACACAAAGCCTGATTGTAGAGAACAATGAAATAGTACCGTTTTCAGAGTTTAAAAAAAGAGCGGCCAAAGAGTTTGAACTATATAATGAAACATATTTAAAGACCGAATACGAAACAGCAATAGGGCAAGCGCAAAGCGCGAGAGCCTGGAACTCGTTTAGTGAAGATGCGGTATTAACATACATGACATCCAAAGATGCGCACGTAAGTAATATATGCAAAAGCATGGAAGGTGTAACGAGGGCAAAAAAAGATCCTATATGGAACACTAACGCGCCAATGAATCATTATTTATGCAGGTGCTATTTGGACGCGTCTTATGATAACAAAGAAAAGAGGCTTCCAGAAAATATGCCTACCCCACCGGAAGGCTTTAACTTTAATCCTGGAATAAAACAAGAAATATTCCCTAAAACGCATCCTTACTTTAATGTGCCTAAACAGTACGTTAAACTTGCTAAACGAAACTTTGATTTACCGATAAAACCAAGGAAAGTGAATGGCAAAGAAGTTTAATTTTCAGGGCATCATAAAAAAATATGATGATGCAAAAATAAAGATTGCAAAAAAGGCAGCCGATGAAACGGTAAGCTTTTTCAAGAGGTCTTTTGATAAGTCCGGATTCCAAAGTGGGATAAATTTTGATAGATGGGCACCAAGGAAAAACAAGAAAAACACAAAGCAGCTACTTGTTAAGAGCGGAAGGCTGAGACGGTCTATTACATTAAAACAACTCTCATTCGATAAGTCTGTGATATCCTCAGACCTGCCGTATGCGAACATCCACAATGAAGGAGGCACAATAAACATTCCCGAAAAGACAAAGGTTATACACTTTAGAGACCATTCAACAAATATTTCAACAAGAAATGTGACAAAAAGATTTACCAAAGCAAACGCCAAAGGCAGGAAAAAGGCTACAACAGCAATGAAGGTAAATATAGGAGCGCATGAAATAAAAATACCGAAAAGACGATTCATTGGGAGGTCAAGAACCCTTGATTTAAGGATAACCACAATGATTAAACAAGAACTAGGAAAACTATTTAGATGAAAGAATTATTCCTTGCCATACAAGCCTATTTGATAGCCGCTTTCCCTAATATATACGGGTACAGCGGAAGCATATTTGTGCGCCTATGGAATAACCAAGTCCAATTAATGAAGGATGAAACGAACGAAGCGCAAATGTACCCGTTTCCGCTTCCTGCCATCTTCATAGAGTTCTTAAATGACAATGAAATCACACAGCTAGGCAACGGAGTTCAAATGTTCGATCCCTTAACAGTGAGGCTTCACATAGTGGACAATGAGTTCGATTCCATGGACGGTTGCATGGAACAGAATTTAAACATACTAACCCTTAAGCAACAGATTTACGCAAGCATGCAAGGGTTTGAGCCTAACGGAGCAGTTGCATTCGTGAGAACACAGGAAACACAAGACTACGACCACTCAAACGTATACCATTTCATTCAAGACTACCAAACCAATTACGTTGACTTCACCTTAAATAGACCAGTTAATGGAATAGCAATAACTAAAGTAAACAACGTAGTCATTACACCGGAAATAGACACTCATTTATAATGGCCAGACCAATCGCAGTCATACAGCAACAGATAATCGATCAGAAGAACCTTCAAACAGTCTTATCCGATCTTAACTCTCCTTCACAGGTAGCCATTTGGAGGCTATGGACGTTCATTATTGCTATTTCAATCAATCTATTGGAGCAAGTAATGGACATCTTCAAAGCCGTAATTGAGGCTATTGTAGCTCATTCAATTCCCGGCACACCGGCATGGCTAAGAAACCAAGTGCTACTATTCCAATACTCTGCTACTACTCCTCAGGTAGTAGTGATTAATTCAGATTTTAGTGTAGGGTATGCAATAGTTAATCCGGGCCTTCGAATAGCTACCAGAGTTTCAGTAAAGCAAGGCGCAAACAACGTAGTCAACGTTAAGGTTGCTAAATCAGAGCCGCCGGTACCATTGAGCGCACTAGAGCAAACCTCCTTAAGAGCTTTTTTGACACGAATAGGGTTTGCTGGTGTACAAACCAATATTATAAGCAGCAACTCAGACCGCTTATACCTTCAGGCATACGTTTACTACAACGGTCAATACTCTTCAACGATTAGTACCAATGTTATTTTGGCTCTTACTAATTACCTAGCCAACTTGTCAAGCGCAGTCAATTTTGATGGCATTGTAAAGGTCTCCGCAATAGAGGACGTAATACAAGGCGTGACGGGAGTTACGGACGTTCAAATTCTTTCTGTAAAAGGTAGATTGGACGGTATACCGTTTATAAATGCTACCGATGTCGTTCGAATTTACGAAACCTACGCTGGTTACATTATTCAGGAAGATACGGCAGGCAAGACATTTACAGACTCTTTAACTTTCTTTATTGAATGAGCATTTTCGACATCACATACCCTATTCAGGTTAATCGATTGCTTCCCCCTGACAAGCGCAAAGCAAAGATGCTTGCTTGGTTAAACGCCTTAACCTATCCTATACAATGGTGTAGAGATATACTGTTTAACGACTATGCCAAAGGAAGCTATGCCAATGATTGGGCAGACATTGCTTACACCAAAGGGCAACGCGTGCGCTACATTGACAATGCGGTGTATGAGAATATTCAATCAGTTGGAAATGCTTCTGGAATACTACCTACCAACTCGAATTACTGGTATAAAATCCTTGATATTTTTATCGGAGTAAATGAACGAGTAAAATATAATGGTCAAATTATAATGTATGAGTTTGCCCTCAATAAGTATTTCCGTGTGGGTATTGCTCCGTTTATCTTTATTACAAACAATCCCATTCAATCACCATTCTTTATTTCGGGATTATCAGAACCGTTTTCGTCAAGTGTTTATGAATCGGGAATCTACAACAGTGATTATGTAGGGCAGGAATATAATGTATCTATAAAAAAACAAAATAATTACACCATTAATGTACCAATAGCACTGTTTAACTCATTGGGGGCAACTGATGACGTTAGAGCAGCGATCGTAAAAGCACAAGCAGAAAAATACAATGTATACGGAATGATTTACAACATAATTTCTTATTAAAAATGAAAAAACTAGACATGCAGTACGCGATCGATCCGGTCGGTCAGCCTATACCAGTAAGATCAATCCTACATATTCAGCAAGCTTACACCGAAATTGTAAATGCGCTGTTTTTGGGACTTTACACCTACACGACGGGGGATGTAATTATTTTGAATGGCTGTGTCATGACTGGTACAGATCCAGGAGCAAGAACAATGACCGCCGGAGCCATATATTACAATGGAGAGATCTATTTAGTACCAGCCGCATCTTTTTCAACCACGGGGCTTCAAATACCTGTATGGACAATTAATACAAGTTTCTCGGGTGCGCAAATTGTATTTACTGATGGAACGGCCAGATCTGTTCAGCAAGTCATACAATTTGTTTTAGTAGCTGGAGCTGTTGGCGGGGCAGGGGTTACGGGATACGTAACAGACTATAACAACGCACGTGTAAAGCCTTTTTCCCCATCAAGATCAGATCGTAATACTGATTTCAATCAGGCATACAATACCAACTCTCCAACAGCTGGCGGCCCTACTCAAATAGGCAACGCTTTGACAACGGCTAATGGAATAAACAAGAACTATAAACTTGAATTTACCTGGTCATTCAATAAGATCTCTACCGATCCCGAAATGTATATGGGGTTCTATAAAAACGGGACTCTTTTGGCAGAGTACCACCATTTAGCGGATGTCGTCGCAGGTCACAGTCTTGCCAGTACAATTCACCATATGGATTTGAATGTCCCAGCAGGAACCGTGTATACTGTTAAGCTTCGTGTAAGCGGAAGTACGAATCAATACACTATTCAGTCTTATGCATTTTCAATCGACGGTCAAGCTTAATTACTGAAATAGACCTGTCCAGACTTTATTGTTTTGTCATCATACAATATTCTGTATATATAGTGACCAGTCAATTCAGTCACCTCTCCCAAACGGCATTCTTTAATTAGGATGCCGTTTTTGTTGTAATAGAAAACAGTGCCTGGTTTCGATGATTCCATAGGTTCTATGATCGCAGTGGTTGTGCTAGTTATAGTAATAATTGTAGGATACCATTTAGCGTCTGCACTAAATCGAGCTGTACCTGAAACAAATGTCGAAGGAACAGTAAAATAAACACGACTTGTGCCGTCAGTATTTACGGGCAATCCGTTTAATTGGTCATGAGTATAAGTTATAGCAAGTGACACTCCTGTCCCGTCCAAAAATTCTTCATACAATTGAAAACTAACATTATCATTTGGGCCAAAATAAGAATAGCTGTGTTCATAAGTTATATCAATCCATTGAGCGGAGCCGACAGGCATTGTGGTAGACGAAACGCCCATAATAGTAATAAATGCGTTAGAAACCTGAGCTTTTAAGGCTACCGTAGAAAATAAAAGTGCGAGTGTAAAGATGATTTTTTTCATAAGTTATTTTTTAAAGAAATTGGTTAATATTTTTTGATAAACTAAACTAATGCTTCCGGTGTTCTCCCAGCGATTGACCTGTTGTTTTGAAACTCCAAGCACATCACCAAGTTCTTGTTGGGTTAATCCTTGTTTTGTTCGTTGATTTTTTAATTCTGTTCCTGTCATATCTATACGATAAAAGTAAGCGATCGGTTACTAAATAGCAACAATTATATTGAATATTTTTAAAATAAATTACTAATCGATGTTTTTAGGCCTTTTGACCCGTTTAAACACGCTCAATAT